TTTGTTAAATGAGCCCGAGATTAAATAATTTAGCGCATAGTTACCTGTTGAAATCCAATCCTTTGGATCACGGAATCCAACTGACAGACCTTCAATTGACTTCGTTATACTCTTTCTAAAACGACTTACGTCGAATGGTTTATTCATGATGTTTTTCCTTTAGTTTGCAGTTATCATTATGCCATCGCTTTAAATTTCCGCCTGTTGTTTCAAGTCCGCAATGGACACAAGGATACACTTTTAATCGCTTTCCTTTATTAAGTCCAGGTCGTCCTTTTAGTGCTAGTGACAATTTTGGATTTGGCTTACCTTTCTTTGCTTTTGAAATGTTAGCACAATGTTCTTCTGTCTTTTTATATTTTTTTAATGACGCGATTCGATTCCTAATATGTTCTTCAGATTGTTGTCTTCCTGACATTGTCGCAGCATGGAATGGACGTTTTTTACCTTTCCAATAGCACGGTTGCTCCTTAGGAATACCAGCGAGCGGTGAAGGCATGCCTGCATTCTGTCCGCCAAGTATTCCATTTTCTGGAACTAAATTTGCCCAAGTTTTTTTACCATCTACTGATGCATTAACTATATCAAATACATCACTAAACAGTTCAGCAAAATCAATTAGGTCATTTTTATTTTTAAAGAGTTTATACCAAATTGTTTCTATATCACATCCGTGTTTTTTAAGATGATTGCGCCAGTAAGTTCCCGAACCTTTGTATACTTTGGGATTTCTAATTGTTTTTCCAAAATATAACATGCCCGTTATCTTATGTCGCTTAATATAAAGCCACGAAGGTATAAACTCTTTCACACTCATCTGTTATTGCTGAGAACGAATCTTTGCTAAGATATCCCGCGCCTTTTGCGTATTTGCAACTGGCACAGTTTCTTCTACTGCGACTGTTTCAACAACTGGAGCAATGACTGGAGCAATGACTGGAGCAATGACTGGTGCAACAACTGGGGCAACTTCTACTGATGTGTCTACAGTTTGAGTAATGGTTTCTGTAGCAACTGGTGTAGATACTGTTGCGGTAGTTGTTGTTTTAGCCATACCTTTTGGTGTAAAGTATGAACCCCAACGTGCTGGGTCATATGGTTCGCCGTCCACTGATGCTTCAAACATTTCACGGATAACTTTTTGTACTTCTTCGGTTGGTTTAGCTGGTAAGAAATCTGTAAGATTTGCCACACCAAACTTTTCCATTGCTGCAAGTTCTTCATCAGTTAAATCTGTTTCACGTCGTGACCAAGTTGATGTTGTGTAGTCAGCAAATCTGCCGTCCATTTGTTTAGTAATACGGAAATCTAATCCACCCGCTTTATCAGTCGGAAGGTTTTCAATTTCGGGATCCATTAAACTAGTTTTAATAATTTTATGAATTTGTGGACTTATCATAAAACGGCGAATTGGATTTTCTGGTGTTTCACCGTTCATTGGATCACTATGTACAAAACCTTGATACAAGTATGTACGTTTCTTCCAGTACTTACGGCCCATTTCTTCCATTGTTGGATCTTTGAACCATGTACGCACTTCATCAAGTACTCCATCTTTGTCACCGTACATTTCCATGCATGGTACTTGTACAATGATATTGCTACCTGCTGTTGGGTCACCTTTTATTCCGTTAAACGGAAATTTAAACATAGCACGTTCAATCCAAAAATATGGATTTTCTGCGTTGCCATCTTCAATGAATCGTACAATTGCTGTTGCACCTTCGTCAATATTCCAGTGTAAGTAAACTGGACCTTCACCGTCTTGTTTGTTATTTTGTTTGTTTGCTTGTGCTGCGAGGCGAGCACGAATGTCTTTTAAATTGGCCATGATTTATCTCCTTGTTATGTCCTTATTAGTCCTAATACTATTTCACCCTTCGCGGATTACTGTAGCATACGATTATTTATCGTCTTTGTGACTGAATACATTTTTTCTAATGTAATATTTTTATCCATCAGCAGATTATACAACATTAATTAAATGTTCACAACAGAAAAGTTAGCCAAAATAAAACGGCTTTAGCCGTTTTATAAATTTATTTTTTAAGTAAGAAGTTAGTTTTGGACAATAGCTCTTTGAGATCATCTGCCTCATTACAATCATCTTTGCAGTGTCGATCCATATCCTTATTAAGGCTTGAATGCAAATCAGCGTCTCGATCAGCATCAAGTTCGTTGTTTAGTTCTTCGTCGACGTGTTTACCCATACCTTTGTGAACTCCTTTTATTTCATTGTACATCCGTTCAATTGATGCAGTATCATTATAGGTTTCTTTTTCTTTGTAAGCCTGTTCAACCCAATTCATAACAAACACCCGTGCATCCATTTCTGGATCTTCTGCTGCCTCTCTACTCAACGTATCGAATAGATCGTCGTCACCAATAATATTATTTAATTGATCTGTTACATTCATTGCATCAATTCCAAGTGGTTGCTCAATTGACATAAATGCTTTTAAATCTGCAATCTTATCCGGACTTGCCCAATTACCTTCAACTAAATCATTTGCCCAGTTTTCAAACTCAGTTAATTCTTTCATTTCAAATTCGTCTTCATCATCGTTATCAATTTGAGGTTCATCTTTTACTGTTGCCATTGGGTTATGTAATTCGGCTAGCTTTTGCAAACGTGCTAATAACGGTAATGCCTCAGACACACGCTGATTAACTGATTTCTCTGTAAATAATTTACGTATTGCGTCTGTATCTGTATCTTGTTCAGTTATTTCAGATGGTTCCCATCCTTCTTTATAAACGTGATATCCACGTTTACCAGCAATGGTCTTTAAACCTTTGCGAAGTGATGTATAATGTGTTCTGCCGGTTTCAACTAACCCTTTAGTATCTGCATCATCCTCAAACATCTTAGAACGTCTAACGAAACCACCAAGTGTATTAATATCTTTAACCATTTCCGAAATATGCAAGCCAAACAAGTCATAAGGATTACCACCTTCTGTAACATGTCGTGCCATTGCTCTTGCACCAGTTAACTTAGTAAACGGTAACTTGAACCGTTCGCCATCAGCATTTTCAACAAACAAAGAACTAATGTGTCTGTAACGTTTATCTTCTGCTGTCATAGACCGTGAATGCTTAATAATAATTTTAGCATTGCCTTGTTTGTTGTAACTTGTTTTCTTTGTTCCGTAATAACCTTCAAAGATATGTTTATATGCTTCTGTAATGTCATTAAGATTTGATAGGTTGTATTTTAATTCAGACGTGTTTTTAAGATTGAAGCCCATTCTATTAGAACGGCTAAAGATACTCAGGTGTTCAATTAAGTTTTCCCATTTCTGTTTAGCTGCTCGATCCAAAGCCCGACTAGTGTTATCACCGTAATAAACTTCAAGGTTTTCTTCGTTGTTCATTAATATAACAATAGGTCCATAATTTTTACTGTCAACTATAAAGTCAAAGCTCATCATTTCAACTTCTTCCATATCAGTCGTTTCTTTTCCAACCGAAGTTAGAGTTTTAATTTTAGTATTATTGAATTTTGTACCTAGTAGGTTGTATAATTTTTCTGAGACGTTTTCCATACTTCTATTTATCTTAAAACTAACTCATTGAGCAGTTTAGAACATTGCTATGAAAGGCATGGGCATAGTAACATCATCCCCAAAATCCCGGAGATTACTTGCTAATTCTTTGTGATAATTTTTAAGTACTTGCAGCATTCTCACAGTAAGAACCACTGCCATTACCAGATCGTCATGTTCGCCTGGCTTGGCAGAGAACGATACACCCAAGGCGACGAAGTTTTTAAACTCGCTAATTAAGCTTTTACTTTTTACAACCATTTTATCTGATTCAACTAGCGTTTTTAATTTTGAACATGAAGCTGTCTTATTAGAAGTATTTGTATTAAATCCTTTACGCCTACGTCCTTTAATCTTTGCCCTTTTTGGTTCACTCAAAAATACGCCGCTGATATTAGATTCTCCGTACTCTTCAATGCTTATTAAAGCGGCTTCACCAATTGTGTTGTTCTCAACACTGTAATATACATTATTTGCGTCATGGCATTTTTCACTGATGTATTTTACTATGTCAGCCAGAATGCGAATTTGGGTAGGGATGGTGGATTTGTTGTGTTTCCATTCTCCAATCTGAGTTGTAGTATTAGCTTCAAAGATTTGTATTGCTGCATAATCTCCACCTGTGCCTAAGCTTGGGTCTAGAGCTACTGTATATATCATACCAGGTTTAGGTTCCTGATACCACCGTACCTGTCCAGCTTTACGAATTGGTTCCACTCCTTCCATATCAACTAATTTGGTTGGCGCAATAAGTGTTTCGTCAAATATTAAGAACTCGTTTAAATGTTCTCGCCTAAATCTTTCTTCACCAATACGTGCTAATTCATCGTCCGCCCATTTTTGGTCTCGTTCAGGATGTCGTTTCCAGTCAGCTTGATATGCTTTAAAACCATTAATTCCTAAACCATCTGCTCTTGTGTTTCCGAACTCGTCTTCTGTTTTGTTTGCTTCTTTCCATAATAGCGCAAATTGATCTTCATCACTATTTGGTGTTGATGTTATAATTGCGCCACCACCTGTTGCTAGTGTTGGTGAAATAGATGTCCAAAATTCCTTAGCAATTGTAGGCCTAACGAATGCAAATTCATCTAAGTATATAAGAGTTAGTGACATACCACGCCCAGTGCTTTCGGTAGTTGCTTGAGCTACAATACGACTACCGTTGTCAAATTCGATTGATCCTTTGTTATATGATGGTACACCTGCGCGGATGTGATCCGGACATAATTCATATGCATATCGTATACGCTGCATAATTTCTTGTACACCGGAGTATTTGTGCGCTGCAATTAATATTGTGCTGTCAGGAACGAACATAGCGTACCACAGTAGATAACCCGCCGCGGTTGTTGTGTTGTGTGTTGGAATTAAAGATAGGCCGGCTAAAAACAAATGACTATCATTATCAACTTGTATGCATTTAACAGGGACAGACTCAACTGGTTCAATTTTATAAATGTATAGTCTTTTATTTTTTGGAACTTTGTGCGAACTTACGTATTTTAATTTTCTTTTAAGTTTAAACACCGGTAAATCAGTCTTAAATCCTATAGTCCAATATATATTACCCTCGTACGGACCACTTTTCACCATTTTGTATTTTTTACGTGATTTAATGCCAAGTGACGAAATCAATATACGAACTTGATCTATTAGAGCTTCATCTTTTTGATAAAACTCACAACGCCCACAACGTTTATCAATTGACCCATCACTGTCCATCAATCCCTGCAATAGGCTCAACCGTTGATCAAAACTTGCTGTAAAATATGCTTCCGGAATATGTTTATGTCCGTATAACTTGTTTTCTTTTAAGGCACGTTGCCCGCCAGTAATTCTAAAATGTCGGATTGTTGGATATTTCATCGAATAGCTACATATATTTTCTACAATGCCTGCTTTTTCATAAGTTGGTAGGTCATCAATATGACATGTTACTCTGGCGTCTCTGGTTCCGCCATCTCCGATCCATATTCCTAAGAGGTATGGATCCATCGGTAAATCTTTTTTAGGATGTGCTATAGCATCTGCTATTGGGATATAAGGTGACGGTTTCTTCCTTAATGATGGAACCTCAGCAATTAATTCCTTTGTTGTTAAGTTCCTTGAAGGATTTTTGCCGGTGGCCCATGATCCTTTTTTAACTGTCCATATATGGTCTGCGTCAGCAATTATATCATCACCGTTATCAAAAACCACCCTATAACATTGATGATCACGCATAACGTCTGTCGTAAAAGTTACGTTAGTTTCTTTACCGTCTGACCCATATATAACATCACCTACATGTATATCCTCTAAGGACTTAAACCCTGCAGGAGTTAATATAGGAGTAGTAATGTCTAAAGCCTTTCCTGTTTGTCTACTCAGTAGATTAATACTAAATCTATTATTTACGTATGTATCAATTAATTCTCTTTGGAAATCAAAAGGTTGGTATAATAGTCTACCCCTCTTAGCATGTTGGATATTAAAAAAGTTACTTAAAAAGAACAGTGGGCCGGTTTTAGGGTCGCAGCATTGCGAAAACTCATATAAGTGTTTCTGATCAAATTTTGTTTTACTGTGAGCCTTTTTGACAAGGACTCCATCAAGTGACTTTGACATATTAGCCGACCCTGTTTTCGTATTCTACTGAAAACCTCTTTTCACCAATTATTTCTTTTGTTTGTGTTGCCCAAACTGGGTTTCGGTGGTCTGGATGACTGTGCCATGTAACATCCAATGGCATAAAGTTATTTCTTAAGTGACAAGCATCATTCCATATTACATCAAAGTAATTACTCTGATCATTAAAACTACTGTTAATAATCACTGATCCTATAGACCCGTCTAATGCTGGTTGAATTGACATCCAGGCATCGCAAGCTGCACCTTCTTTTACATATGAAAATTCATCTAAGTACAATAAAGATATTGCTGTGCCACGGACCAGGCCGGGTGTAACAGCACGTACTAATATTCTGCATCCGTTCTCAAATGACAATTCCTGTTTATTGCGGGCATTTAATTCAGTTCTAAGAAAATCCGGAAGCATATCATAAGCGTATAGTATACGCTGCAAAATTTCCGTTGCTGAGTTGAGATTATGCGATCCAATCAATATAGTTCGATCTGTATTGAACATAGCGTACCATAATATATATCCTACACCGGTCGCAGTTTTTCCCATCTGCCGTGATATTAAATTGATACTAAATTTATTTTCTACATATGTATCTATTAGATCTTTTTGGAAACCGTACGGATTAAATAGCACCTGTCCTTTGATTGGGTGCTGCACATGGAAATATTTTGATATAAAATATTCTGGGCCCGTTACGGGATCCATGCATTTGGTTAATTCTTCTATTTCGTATTCGTTATAATTATAATTATTCATAATAGTATTTAATCAAAATTGTTGATTTGTTGATTTTTCTAGTGAATAATCGGCATGCCTTGAGCTTTTTTAAGTCTTCTTTCTCAGAATCGTATATTTCTGGTGCTACTTCCTTAATAAATTCGGACATCTCGCTAAAATTATCACCAGAACCTTCGTTAATGTTAGAATTCCGAGAGGGATTAATGTGTACCTTTATTGGTTGAATAACATCAGTATCGTAAATTTTGATAGTTGGTGACACAGGTATTAAGAATAGTAATGCATGAAATACCAAACTAATTATTAAAGGGATTACTAATCTCATTCTACCAAGTCAATGTATTCGCCGTGTTCACCATATATAAAATGTAATTCATTATTACGATGTACCACATTAACCCCTGCTTGGCGCTTGTTTGATGTTTTACCGTTTTTTGTTACACTTAAAATATGCCAATCTCTGTTTAACAGAACCACATATACATCTACTGCTGGGGCGGATTTAACCAAACCTTTGTGGACAATAAACGCATGAATATCATGATCGTAACCTACTAAGTAATAATGGTCGTCGCTTGGTGTTTTGTGATCGTTGTGTGCTAATACATTAGTCGAAACCATTAGCATTATTGTTATTAAAAATATTTTTATCATTTTGAGTACCTCTTAATTTATTTATAGCCAAATAAAAAGGCAACAAATTTTGTTGCCTTTTATACGTTTAGATTGTGAGTAGCGAATTCACGCT